CAGTTACGACCGGCATTACAGCGCCCAGGTGCGCTACGACCCAGATCTGCGCCTTCACATGGGCATGGACTTCGGGATCGGTGCGGCTACGGCGGCTGTGCTTTTCCAGGTGCTGGGGCGTGAAATGCGTGTGCTCGCGGATTATGAGCAGGAGAACGCGCCGGCTGAGGTTAACGCGGCGAACGTGTGGTCCGTGGCGCAGCGGCTCGGCTTCCGAGGGGATAAGTCGGAGCTGCTCTGTCATGGCGATCCCGCTGGCAACGCGCGCGAGATCGCCACCGGTTCGACGGTGATACGCGAGTACCGGACGTTTGGCTTTACTAACTTCACGACGCCGAGGCAGAAGCTGCGTGACGGCATCCGGCTTGTGAGGCGGAAGCTTCACCAGGGAGAGGTCTACTTCGCGCTCGAGTGCGGCATGGTGCCGCGGCGCATCGCGGACTATCGCTATTCCACGGACGACAACGGGAGTGTGAAGGGCGACGACCCGATCAAGAACAGGGCGACGCATTTGATGGACGCGCTGAGGTATGGGATGACGGCATGCTTCCTGTTGGACGGTGACGCGACGTTGCATGCGCCTCGGGAGCGTATGGCCGCTGAGCCTTCGTGGCAGCCACGCGATCGTGATATTCCACACGTACGCGATGGGGTGGACAGGCCGGTCATGATTTTCCCGGATAAGTTCTGATGGCGAATAACGGTCGTATGCCAGCGGATCTGGTGCGGTCCGAGCCGCGCATTGGCGGATCTGGGCTCGTGGTGTTCGGTGGGCAGCTTTACAACATGGCCGACTATAACCCCGCGCTCCAGGGGCAGCAGGCGATGTCGCGCTACGAGGAGATGTCTACGGACGCGGAGATCGCGTCGGGTCTATCCCGCATTATTTGGCCGCTCCTCGCCGCGAAGTGGGTGGTAGAGCCGGCGGACGATACGGACGAGGAAGTGGAGATCGCCAAGTTTTGCGAGAAGTGGGTTATGGGCGTTGGGCGGAACGATCCGTTCGCCGCCAAGTGGCAGGACACGCTCCGTCATGCGCTGTTGTGTTTGACTTACGGGTTTTCCGCGTTCGAGAAGACGTGGGGCGTTGACGAGGATGGGAAGCAGGTCTTTGCGAACCTGTTTGGGGTTCTGCCTAAGAGCGTGGATAAGTTCGTGTTCAAGACGGATGGGTCCGGGCAGCTCGACTACATGTTACAACGTGCGTGGACGCCCGACGGTTACAAGGAAGCGCAGATTCCAGCGGCGAAGCTGATGCTATTCACGTTCGGGCGTGAGGCAGACAACCTGTGGGGCAAGTCGATCCTGCGCAACTGTTACAAGAACTGGTTCCACAAGGACAAGTTGCTCCGTGTGGACGGGATGCGGCACGAGCGGCACGGGATGGGGTTCACGACCATCACGGTGGATGCTGGTGCTGGGGTTGCAGTGAAGGACGCTGCGGAGGATCTGATCCGGGAGGCGCGTGCGAACGAGCGCGGGTATGCGGTGCTCGAAACGGGTCAGGAAGTGGAGATCATCTACCCGACCAGTCAAGGGACTGACGTAATCGGATCGGTGCAGTACCACGATACGCAGACGGCGCAGGTCCTGTTCTCGGAAGTGATGCACATGGTGTCTGGGAATCTAGGGGCGAAGGGTGCGAACGAGTCGAAGGTTGATTTCGTCTTGGCGGTACTTCAGGGCCTCGCCACTGGCGTCGAGGAGGTGTTCAACTCGCAGGCTATCGTGGAGCTTGTTGGGCGCAATTGGGGTGCGCGAAAGGTGTGGCCGAAGCTGAACTGTGAGGATCTAAGCAAGCTCTCCGGCACGTCGATGGCCGAAACGCTAGCCCAGCTCCTCCCTGCCGGGTCGGGTGCGATCACCGCGGACGTTGTCCTTGAGCAGCAGCTACGCGAGTCGTATCAGTTCCCATTGCTGCCAGACGACATAGTCGAATGGCGTAAGGAGGCGGAGCGCCTCAATGCGAAGCGGAAGATCGAGATGGCGAGTCAGCCGATCGTACAGCCGGTGGCCGAGCCGGGGGAGACTCCAGTAGTCAAGGCTCCTCTCAAGATAGCGGCGTCGGAGCGGGTGCGCACCGCTCGGGAGCCGTTCCCGCACGAGGTTTACTGCGCCTATGTCGAGACGAGCGCGTGGCTCGACCAGGAGCCGCTCCGGGTGTGGCACCGTGTCGTTGTCCCGTACCGCACGCAGCAGATTGAGCGCATTGCGAAGGCGGCGCGCACGGTAAGCGACGAGGACTTCTCGGCTGGCCGTTTCTTCCCCGACCCTAACGTACGGCTGATGAAAAAGAGTATGACCACGGCCCTTGCCGCCGCCTTAAGTCAGTCCTACATGCATGGCCGTGCAGCGATCCTGCAGGAGCGTAAGCGGCAGCTGTCGGGTCAGCCGGTGGTTGCCAGGACGATGCAGGAGGAAGACGACTTCGATCTCGTCCCGTCCAAGGCGCAAAAGGAGTGGACCACTCGTATCGCAGAGACGTTTGTCACGGGGCTGCTTGGTGTGTTCACGCTTACCGCTGTGGACGCGCTAAAGAACGCGAGAAACGCGGATCTATCGAAGGCGGATCAGGAACGAATGGTACGTGAGGCGTTGACTTCCCTTTCCGTTCCTGTGCAGCAGGCGGATCTCGGGGGGGCAGTAGTCCAGAGCTACACGAACGGTCGGAACGAGCAGGCGAGTTCCATGTGGTCGGATATCGAGACCGCTTTCTATTCTGCGGTTATGGACTTCGGGACGTGCGAGGAGTGCGCTGAGTTGGATGGTGCGGAGCATGAGCCGAATGATCCAGTCTACGTGACTCCGAATCCGAACTGTCGTGGCGACGATCGGTGCCGGTGCGTGACGATTTACGTGTTTCGAGAGGAGGCGGCCTGATGCCGTACGCGTTTATTGAGAGTTTTCCCGAGACGTTCGAGGGGACGAAGGTTCGGGTGCAGCTATTCCCGATGGGCCATTGGGACGGGCACCCTGACGGCCCGATCGACATAACGCCGGAGCTTCTCGGGCAGGCGGTGAAGAACTTCGAAGGCACCGGGCGGGCGCTTCCGGTGGACTTCGATCATGGGCTTGACTACGGGAGCACTCCCGAGGCGCGGCGCGCGGCGGGGTGGATCAAGGAGCTTGAAATCACGGACGTGGGGCTTTATGCGACGTTCGACGCCACCGACGAGGCGGCGGATTGGATCAAGGGTGGGCAGTACCGATTCATTTCGCCGACTTTTGCGCGCAGCTTTACGAACAAGGAGAGTGGAGAGGACCAGGGCTTTACGTTGTTACGCGCGGGGTTGACGAATACGCCGTGGTTTGACGGGATGTTCCCGTGTGTCGCTGCGAACGAGAGGACGAAGGTGGAGTTGCGTAAGGGCCTGATGGCGGAATACGTGAAGATGGATCTTGCAGAGAAGACACGCGAAGCGAAGCCAGCGATTACGCGACGGTTCGAATTCACACCCGAATCGTCTGGAGTAGGTGCTCTAACTTTATCGGAGGTCTAGCTAGATGGACCTGAAGATTTTGGCGGAAGACATTGGGCTGCCCAAGGAGGCTACGACCGAGCAGATGGTCGAGCGCATCCGGGGGCAGGGGGCTGAGATCAAGCGCGTCGTAGCGCTCAATGAGCAGCTGGTGAAGGCGCTTTCCGAGGCACAGGCGGAGGCGCTGAAGGGCCGGAAGGCTCAAGAGGAACTGAAGGCCAGCGAGGGCCGGCGCGTTGTTGAGAAGGCGGTCGTGGCCCAGATCCTTGACGCGAAGGACGCGGACGATTGGGTTGGTCAATACCAGAAGGACCCGGACTTCGTGACTCGCTTCATCGACAACCACAAGTATCGGACCGTGCTGGCGACACAGCAATCTCTCCACGGTGTGGTGGCCGCTGATACCGACGTGGATATTGAAATCGCTGGCGCGGTGGCGGAGTTGATGGCCAAGGACGAGTCATTCCGCGGCAAGCCTGGTGCGGCGGGGACCGAGGTCATGAAGCGCGACCAGGCATTGTCAGAGCGATACCGCCAGAAGCACGTTCGTGGTCTCTCGGGCGGAGGTGAGGGCTAATGGCCGAAGCGAGAACCGAATCGGCGAAGTACGTCAGCTCAGCGGCGCTCTATGTCGGTTGTGCCCTGACGTTGGGTACGGTCTACAAAGAAGTCGTGGTAGCCACGGCCACTACGGACAAACCGTACGGTATCGCCGCTCAGACCGGGGTCCAGAACGACAACGTTGGATTCCTGCTGCCCGGGCAGACGGTGAAGGCTGTCGCCTCTGCCGCCATCGCGATCGGCGCGCTGGTGGCGCCTACCACAGCGGGGAAAATGGTGACGGTCACGAAGGGCGGGGTGCAGACGGAAACGAACTTTGTCTGGGGGACCGCCATTAGTGCCACGGCCGCCGATCTCGGAGTGTTCGAGATGCTGTTCCAGCCGTTCGAGATGGAATCCACCTAACCGGGACGAGAGAGAGGAGTCTGACAAATGGCAGCAGTCGTTGGAGTCAGGCCGGTCGATCCCGTCCTTACGAATGTTGGGATGGAGTACCGGCAGTCGTTGCCTTGGATGAGCGGGGCGGATTGTCTTTTCCCGTGGGTCCGCACCCCGGGGGTAACCGGCACGTATTACATCGCGGACCCTCTTGGCAACTTGAAGCGAGAGGACGCGAAGTGGTCGCGCAGCACTGGCGCTTCGCGTATCGACCAGCGGTTCACGTCGGCGGCGTTCCGGGCGCAGAAGTACGGGTTCGAGATCGCCGTGCTGGACGATGACGCGCGGGATTGGTTGGGCGGTGGGGCTGATCTGAGGAGTCGCGCCGTTACGCAGATCAGCGACAAGCTGTACTTGGACCGTGAGTTCTTGGCGGAGGCAGTCATTGACGCCATCGACCCGACCGCTCCGGCGGCGACGTGGAATTCAGCCACGGCGCAGCCTCGGGTGGACATCAACACGGCTAACGCGACGATCCAGAAGCGGATCGGGCGGGCAGGGAACACGGTCGGGATCAATGCCAGCGTGTGGCGGAGCATTACTGGCACTCAGGCGCCGGGTACGGCCGGGTTGCTGATCATCGATGCGATCAAGTACGTGCAGCAGGGCCTTGGTACGGCGATCACGCCTCAGCTGGTGGCTCAGTATCTGAATGTGGATCTCGTCGTGCCGTTCACGATGATCCAGGCGAACGAGGCCGAGACGTCCACGGTTTCCGCGTCCGGCCTATCGGTGGCCGGTATTGATGTGTGGAACCAGGACGAGATTTCGGTGGCGTACGTCGATCGCAATCCTGGGCCTCAGACCGTAAGTTTCGGCGTGAGTTTCGGGCCGTCTCCGATGGCGGGGGCGTTGGCGACGATGGATTCGTACCGGGACGACAAGGTGCGTGCTGATGTGGTGCGTGGCGAGACTGAGTTTGATCTCAAGACCACGTGCAGTACGGCACTCGTGAACATGGGTGACATGCTCACGTAATAGGGAGGGCAATGGGGCGGCGGGAGGGCTTCGGCTCTCTCGCCGCAACCTGGGACGATGAAGTCATTGATCATGATTCACAAGTTGGAGCGCGGATGGTGGCTGGCAAGGATAGGGGGCACGAGTGATCCCGTGTTCGTACACGACGATTGCCGGGAGCGGCATGCGTTCGAGGTGGCGGCGCTGCCTGAGGCACCGCTAGTCCTTACCGCCGTAAAGCGATGGCTGGACATTGCGGAGCGAGAGTGGCGCACGCCTGGTTCTGAGGCGAACTACAGGGCTGCAGACAAGGCGAAGTTCGCGTTGCAACTGAGCATCATCCGGCTCGATAAGTGGCAGCCGACGACATTGGAAACTGGAGTAACGGGCTAATGGCCTACACGACGATTGCAAAGGTCCATGCGGTTCTTCCGGCTGACGTTCCGATTGACGAGACGACGCACCCGACTCTGGCGGAAGCAATTGTTTTGATGGGCAATGTCGAAGGCGAATTGAACGTGGCGTTCGTATCGGGCGGAGCGACCCTACCAGTCACCGATGCGAATACGCTTGCCTGGGCTGATTTCCTTGTGGCTTCAGAAACCGCATACCGTGTGCTGCAAGCCCGTGGCGCGGCCGAGGATAAGGCGTCTCTATGGCAGGGTTATCACGAGAGTTTCACGGCCGCCATTGAGCGGCTGTCTAACCCGGAGACGGCGGGCGCAACCGGCGCTGCGGCGGGTGTCCCGCGGCATAGCGATACTGTTGAGCCGTGGTTCACCAGGGACCAGGTCTTCTAGTGTACCGGCTGACCATAAACCAGACGGGCGCGGAGGAGATCCGCACGATGATGAATCGGCTGCTTCTGTTCGCGTCTGATATCTCGCCGGCGGCGCCGATGCTTGAGGCGGTCTTCCGAGAGATCGAGGCGGAGGCGTTCGCCCGGGAGCAGGCGAAGGGGCAGAGCGGCGCATGGCCCCAGCTCAATCCGCAGTACCGGGCGTGGAAGGAGGTTCACTTTCCGGGCCGGAAGATACTGACGCGCACCGGGAGATTAAGGGATTCTCTGGCCGGGCGTACGGCGGATTCAGTCGTGGAGGTGTCGCCGCGGCGCGTCGTGTTCGGCTCGGATGTGCCCTACGGCCACTACCACCAGGTGAAGGTCCAGGGCCGCAAATGGCGCCCTCCGATCTCGCTGACTGACGCGCAGGCCGCGCGGTTCCAGTCCGTGCTCCAGCGGTACTACGCCGCCGAGATCAATCGCCTTTCTCCGTCGCGTGTGAGCGTGCGCCGCGCCCTGGTCGGGGCCTGACGCATGGCCTACGGGGGCAAGCCGAACAGCGAGTTCTGCATGGATTCGCTCCTGGCCGAGCTGAAGACGATCTCCGTGGCGAACGGCCGTTGGAGCGACGTCCGCACGGTCGTGATGCCGGACTACGCGCCGGAGTCGGACGTGATGTTCCAGGCCGAGACGCCTTCGCTTCACGTCTGGGTCATGGGATCGGGCGGGCAGGAGGGGCTCATCTCCAGGGCGCGCCGGAGTCTGGAGGTCTGGATCTACGGGGTCGTGAAGCAGGACCGTGGGGCTCAGACCGCGATACTCCGGCTGGCGGAGGATGTGCGGTCGGTCATGATCATGAATCCGGAGCGGGACTACCCAGGGCTGAGCGTGGCGAACACCTGGGGCCATTTCACTGAGGAGCAGGCGGGCGGATTCAGTTTCCTGGTGGACCGGAACGAGCAGGGGAAGTCGATCGGCGAGTTCCGCAGCGAATGGAAGGTGGTCTATAACTATGACAATCCAAACGGGTGAGCTGGTAAAGGTGCGTTATCTCGGTCCTAATGGGTCCTTCGGTCCGATTCAGTCTACCACCTTCCCTAGAGGGGAGATCGTCGAGGTGTCGGAAACCCTCGCCGCGGAGGTCATGGGAATGAACAGCAGGGGATGCACGACGGACGAGGAGGCGCGGAACTATCAGATGCAGCGGTTCGAACTTGCAGAGGGAGGTGACGGCTAATGCCGAAGGCGCTTGGCGCACAGAGCTACATCGCGTGGGGGCAGCAGACGGCTTTCGGTACGGCGCAGATCACGCTCACGACTGGGGCGTTCATCCGGACCGGGTCGATCTTTTCGACGAGGCAGACGAGCCAGCCTCGCGTCACGACGGCGGCGATCATGCCGAAGTCGGCCCAGGTGTGGCAGACGATGAGCCTGACCGACTTCGACGCCACGTTCGAGTACGTCGCGAACGATACGGCGCTGCTTCCGCTCTTGCTGGCGGCCTGGGGGCGTCGGTTCAAGGTGGGCGCAGTTGCCCCATTCTTTCACCACTATACGCTCTGGAATCCCCCGGTTGATGGAGGTACTGACGGGACTCCGGCCGCTACGTTCTATAACCATTCGCTCACCATTCGGGAGATCCCGCACAGCGGAGTTGCCGGGATGTCGCCGACCGTGGTCCAGGACATCTGCATCAATCGCTTCGTGATGACGATGGAGGCGAACGCGCAGCTCAGGTTCCAGATTACCGGGACCGGGCAGAAGTACGCGGCATCGAGCGCGCCGTCGTTTACGGACATCAGCGGGACCACGCTTGCATGGCAGCACGCGATTGCTGGGGCCAACTCAGGGCTCTATGTCGGCACGGCGAATCCGCCGACTACGGCGCTCCTAGCCAAGCGGGTCACGTTCGAGTTGGACAACAATATGCGTTACGAGCCGTTCCTTGGCGCCGCGGCCGGTCAGGAGTTGACGCTGCCGACCCGGAACGGCTGGCCTTCGGCCCGGCTCACTTTCGAGATGGACTTCGAGGACACGGCCGGTACCGACGCGGTCCAGATCATGGCGGACCTTTTTGCGGCGACGAAGGAGAACCTTCGGATCGAGTATTACGTGGACGCGAATAACGGGCTGGAGTTGCTCGCCACGGGTGCGACGGCGCCGGGCATCATCGACGACCCGAAGCCGGTCTACAGCGGCGAGGGCGTCGTGGGCTTCACGTTCAACTTGAACCTGTATCCGAACGTGACGGGAGATCCGACGGCGACGAACGACAATCTGCGGTTGGTCCAGGCGACGACGACCTAAAGGGGGGCAGGTGCCGAACATTCAAGAGCGGTACGTGGCGCGGACCCATCGGAGCGGGGTCGCGCCTTCGGGGCAGGAGTTCAAGTGGCGCGCGCCGACGGCGCTCGAGTTCGGGGCGATCGTCGGCGGCGTGCCGGGGTTGATGCGGAATAGCTCGACTGGGCCGGACGAGGCGACCATCGAGAGGGCGATCCAATACAACAGGAAGCTCGCGCT